GTATCGTGCCTTAGTCTTGGGGCCGGGGCTGGCGCAGTTGTGGCGAGCACGGAAAGACTTGCGACGACCGGGGTTGGATTTTTTTATGGTCATGTTCGGGTCGCCAAAGGAAACTTTGATAGTCGAGGAACCTTTCTTCACGCAGACTGACCGCTTTTTCGGGCCGCTTGGAGTTTTCCACGGCTTGTTCAGCGACTTGCCTTTGCAATCCTTACTCACCCTTCCCTTCGTCATCTTCGTCTCCGTTCATTACAGAAAACAGTGTAACGATTTCCGCAGATGATGCTTCCTCACTTGGGGCTTCGTCGAACTCGCTGTCCATAGTCGCCCACCCATACTGGTTGAGGTAGCCCTCGTAGATAAAGGCGAAGTCGTTGAGGCGCATCACGACTAAGCTATCCTGTGTCTTCATCTGGTTGCGACGTTGTATGACGACAGGCATCTCAGGTGTGTCAGACTTGTGGATACCAGTCTCGGCTTGGGCCATAGCTGCATACGGCACGAAGCGTTCGGTGCGCTTGGCCTCTATCCATAAGTCGGGGGTGCCAAGTAAGTCGGCTCGGCCACCGCCAGTTATGTACGAGCCACCACCTGACAGGGGTGCGCGTGTGATTTTTCCTTGGCTGCCGAATAGTCGAGCGTCTAGCCACTTGGCTAACTCGCGTTCGTATCCGTCGCCCTTGCGTTTCTGTTTGCTCAAGTCTTTCTCCTAGTCTACCAACCAATCGTCAGGCAGTCCGACGCTTTCGAGTGGCTTGCAGTTGTTGCAGACGTACTGCCAACGGGGGCGGGGTTCGCACGACTTGCACTTGAGGCAAGGGCGATCCCACAAATCTAGGTTCTCAATTTCTTGCGAGACTATGGCGTACTTGGCACCATCGAACTCGGCCAATCCTTCACGGATAAGTATGCGCTTGAGGGTGTCGCTACTTATGTCAAAGCGACGGGCCATTGCACGATACGAGTAGTCGTTGTGGAGCATCCACTCTAACAAGTCGCGCTGCCCCTCTGTCAGTGGGTTGCGTACTGTCATTCGCGTTTCCTCGACCGCGTGTTTGCAAAAGACACCCCCCTCACAAGGGGGGGTGGCCTCTTTGGGGCGTGCGTAAGGCGCACAAAAGTGGATTGACGGGGGGTCAGGGGGTATGTGTATACTCGCGCAGCGTTCTTCACCTACTAGTTCTACTAGTTCAAAGAGCGACAGTTGCCTTTCGGCACTGTCGGTCGGCATAGGAGCTAACCTACTTATTCTACTAATAGGTCTGATCACACCCATCGCCGCACCTCGTAGGCTGGGAGATTTAGCTTGCGGCTCACGTCATCAACCGACATTCCAGTACCAGCGTAGTGCGCGGCTTTTTGCTTGAGGCTTGCTGTGCTTACGACGTACTGCGAACCGTCGAGTAGGCTCTCAGCCCATCCAATATAATGTGTCTCGTGAAGTTCTGTGGTCTGTCTGACCTTGCCGAAACTTATCTGGCTGACCATGCGTAAGCGGCTGTCGGGTCGCAGTCGTTTATCAAGATAGCCAAAGGGCGTGTGTGCTGCCCCCGTCATGTCGTACATCTCTATCTCTGCGTCGAGCAACCCAGCCTTGGCTTTCGCCTCGGCCTTGTGCCGGAACACTTGCGTGACCATGATCTGCGTGTCGATGTCTGTAAGCTGGGCAGTCGAGCCAGCCTCTCGACCCATGCCACCCTCGCCGGGTTTGTTTCTGTGATGCACCATGATCACGGATGCGTTGAACTTATTGCGGATCGACTTGGCTACGTGATTGACTTTGAACCACTCGCTTGCACTCGCTTCTTCCAGCCCACCGAAAGCATTACGCACGGTGTCGATCACGACTACGTCTGGCTTGATCGCTTCTAGCCATTCGCCTAGCAGCCGAAAGCCGTCCTCAGTCGCAAGGCTCATCTCCCCACCATCCTCGGCACTGATTAGGGCTGGCGACCACATGTTAAATTTGTCAGAGGTGTCGCCAAACATCTTCACGAAATTTTTAAAACGATACAGGATAGTACGGCTGGGATTATCGTAGTCGAGATACAGAATTTTTGCGGGCTTGGTTTGGTACGGGCCAAACAATTCTTTGCCCGCAGCCATTGAGGTCAGCAGGGCTTGCAAGAAGAAAGACTTGCCGTGACCATTGTAACCTACGACTTGCGTGATCGTGGCCGCAGGGATGAGCGGGTCAGCGTAGTATTCTGTATCACCTATGCTGTCGATCAGTCGATCAATGTCTGATGAGTGGATGGGCTTGAGCCTGCCCAGTCGTATCTGTTCCTTCTCGACCTTGATCCGCTCGCCATTAGCATCATAGTCAGTGGGGTAGTTGCGTCGATCCATGTCGACTGCGCTGCGAATTTTGGTAGCGATCCACCTTGCGGTTTCATCCTCTGTGTAGGCTGCCGGATTAAAAAACTCGTCGTAGAAACCTTTAGCCATGCCGACTAAGTCATCGCCTGTTTGGCCTTGTCGCACCTTCTGCCCGACATACCTGACCATGAGCGCATCCGTGCCATCGCCATCCTCTAGCTTGCGGCCCAAGTGTGCGACACGCACCTTCGTCTGATCCCAAATGCTCACATGTTCGTCGGGATTGTGAAGGCTCACGCCTGACAGGTCGAGCGTATCAAAGCTGAACTCGTCGTCGGTGCGCTCAGAGACGGCACCCTTCCAAACGTGTAAGTCTATGTCGTCGAAGTCAGCGGTTGTGTCGAACGCATACTCATGTTCGACAACATCATCTTTCACCTTAATGCTAGGCGGCATGACAACGAACCCGCCGTCACCTCGGAAATCTAATCCCTCGACTTGGGGCCAGTCACGCGCATTGCTGCCTACCTTGTTAGCAAACCGTGCGCCCTCTCGTGGGTGCTTGAAGTAAAAGTGTGCGCCCTTCTGAGTGCTCACCCTATAAGGACTGGCTAGACCGTGCTTCTCTGCGTACTTAATGGCGTCCTCGTTATCGCAGTCGACAGCGACCACGCCTGATAGCTCGCCAGTGATTAGGCCGATGTTAAAATACTTCACGATATGGCCCGACTTAGTCTTCACCCCCTCGGTGAACCAATCGTCTATCATGTCGTCGGTCACGCGGTTCGTTTGCCAGTCGATCCAGCCAAGCAAAGGCGTCTTGCTTGAGAGAGAGAGCGGCATGATATTCCAACCGCGATCATGCGCCTCAAGCGCAGCGGTGTAGCAGCGGGACTTCCATTTATCTAGGTCGTGCTCAGTCAGTTTGTTGCCTGTCATTCGGTGTATCCTCGAAGTATGAATTGATGTTGAGATTGGGGTTGTGCTCTAGCAGCAAGGCAAGTGTTGGCGTGCCGAGGTAGCCCGTCCTCATGGCCCTGTAGGGAGCGGTGCGGGTGTTACCGAGCAGCTTAGCCACCGTAGAAACGCCACCGCAGTCGTGAACCAAGCGTGAAGCGTTGAATTTTATTGCCATATTTGTCTCCTTTATAATGCCCACATAGATGTATAAACGTACACCGTACACACATCTGTGACGTTAGTGACACAAAGTAGACTAACATCTAGTTGTTTATATTTATGATTACAGGTAGGTAGAGCGGGTTACTTCAACCTCTACAAAGGAGACATTCAATGTCTGACTGGGACACGACGCCCGAACCAATCAACAACTCAAGCCCTGCACTTATCGCCGCTGTGACTGAATACCAGCGGATTGATGAGACGCTACAATCTTTGAAAGATCAGCACGAAGGGCTGCTTGAAACTATTGCCGCAGAATTTCCAATCATGTCTGGCGAACAGGCTATCGACGTAAACGGTATGACCGTTACTTGTGCTCGCACTGAGCGGTGGACTTGGGACAACGAGTTACTTGAAGATTTATTTGCCTCGGCTGACGAGCTGCCTGACCACATAAAGAAAAGACTAACCGTAAACAAACGATTGTTTCAGCATCTTGACGATGACGTGAAGCAAGTTTTGCTGCCAGCTTTGACGAGAACGCCGGGGCCAGCAAAAGTCAAAGTGATAAAGGTTAGTGCCGATGTTTAAGCCCGCAAATACAATCGACCACAGCACGTCGTACCTCAAGACCGTACTGTTTGGAGATGCAGGGTGGGGCAAGACTACGAACATGGCCCACATGCAGGAGCACTACGGTAAAGGGTTTATTATTAGTGGGGAGAGTGGGCTTAGTTCTATTCGATCTGCTGGTATCGACTACCTTCCCTTCTCGTCTTGGGATAAGCGCAGCGATCCATCCAACAACGAATACTCATTTGTTGATATATTTCGTTGGATGAAGACGCCTGACTTCCGAGAGCGCAACTACAAGTGGGTCGGGCTGGATAGCCTCACAGAGTTATCGTCTCACTCACTTCGGTCTGCCGAAAAGCACTGCAAGGACGAGGCAGAAAAGCTGGGCAAAAAGCCCAATGGGTTTGAGGCGTGGGGCATACACTCGGCGCAGCTAGTCGGGGCGTGTAAGGCAATACGCGACATGCCGATGCACTTTCTTTGCACAGCCCTCGCTAAATCTAGTCAAGATGAGAATGGTAGCACAGAGCATTGGCCTATGGTCGATGGCAAGTCGACAATCGAAAAGTTGCCCGGAATTTTTGACTGCGTTTTTGCTGGGGTGAGAGCTTCGTCGGGCGACAACGAAAAACAAAGTGTCGTGCGATACATCATCACGGACGATGTGCGTGGGTGGAAGGGTAAGGTGCGCGACGAGAAGCGTAGGCTTGCTGCAATCGAACAGACTGGTTCGGTTGTGGACTTGTTTAAGCGCATGGAATTGAGCGACGAAGACTTCAAAAAATACCAGAACAAACAGGAGAAAAGCCAATGAGCTTCTCATTTGATAAACTAAATCTATCCGGCGTAGAGATTTCGTCGGCGTCTAACATGCTCAAGCCCGGTCGCTATGTATGCACGGCTAAGAACGCCAAGCTCAAGGACACCAAGAGCGGTGGCAAAATGATTGAGGTAGAGCTTGAGGATACAGCAAGCGGAAACAGTATCCGTGGCTTTCTAAACGTACACGTACCGCACTCTGAGCAAGCTACACGCATTGGGCGTGAGCAGTTAAAAGCCTTGTTGACGCATGGTGGACACCGTGACCCTGACAACATCGGGTCTGCTGGCATCCAGTCGATCAACGGCCTCAAGGCTGGCGTGCTGATCGTGTCAGAGACTTATCAGAAGGATGGTCAAACTCGTACTGGCTCGGCAGTCGGTGGTTTCTTCTCTCCCAAAGGCTTCGAGCAGACTAATTCGGCACCCCAATCTTCACCAACTCCCATCGTGCCGGATGACGACATCCCATTTTAATCCTCCCAGAATGGATGTCGAACTGGGGGTGAGAGCCTGTGATTATGCCCAACCTTGATGGTTGCCGCGCTCGGAATTTGGTAGCTCACCCCCTTTTTTGAGGAACGACTATGGATATTACCGCGCTCATTACGGATGCTTACGCTAAAGAGAAGCGCGGTAAGCCACGGCAGTACATAGGGGCCAGTGGAATAGGGCAGCAATGTCTAGCCAGTATCGCGTACTCGTATCGCGGATACCCTGAGACTGCACCAGAGCCACAACTCAAACGCATCTTTCGTGACGGTCATAAGATCGAATACGACGTGGTCAAGGACATGCGTAAGGCGGGGCTGCACGTCATGGAGACTGACCCGCTGACAGGTAAGCAGTGGCGTTGGACGGGGTACGGCGGCCTTGTGATGGGCAACGCAGATGGCCTGATGGAGATAGACGGTGAGCTTATTGGGGTCGAGATTAAGTCGATGAACATGGCGAAGCATCAAGAGTTTTTAAAGAAGGGCGTCAAGGGCAGCCACCCTAGCTACTACGACCAGATGCAATGTATGATGGGCCTGTCTGGCATACGTCGATTTGTGATCGTTGCATACAACAAAAACAATTCCGCGTATCACCATGAGTATGTAGACTTTGACGACTTCAGATGGGCGTACCTTACGACCAAGATCGAAGACGTGCTTAACAATAGAGCCACGCGCATCGCCACAGACCAAAGCGATTGGCGTTGCAAGGGATGCTTCAAGCGTGATGCTTGTTGGAGAGGCGACGAGCCGCCAGAAAAATCTATGCGTACATGTGGAAATAGTCGAGCCGACAACATGGGCCAGTTGCATTGCACAGAATGTGACGGGCTGACTTGCACCAACTGGAAAATCTACGAACCGAGGCAGCGATGAGACTGAGAGCAAAAAAGAAACAGATCGTTGAGCTAGAGCACCAAGCCGACAGCGTCCAAACGAGAATAAAAGATTTAGAATTTATGATCGCTTACGGCAACGACCGACCGAGCAGCGAAGAACAAGAACTAAGCGACCGCCGGAAAGCTTACGACAAGCTTAAACACATTCGTCGAGAGATCGCTGACTTAACCAAACAGGTGATCGACGATGACGCATAGATTAGTTGCTTTCGCAGGGCCAATCGGTAGCGGTAAGACCGTATGTGCGGATTACTTATGTAATTTTTATGGCTATACTAAGGTTAAGTTTGCTGCCCCGCTCAAGCGTATGCTCATGGAACTGGGCCTGACAGACGAACACTTAGAAGGTGCTCTCAAAGAGCAGCCTTGTGACATACTAGACGGAAGGACACCACGATGGGCGATGCAGACCTTGGGCGTAGAATGGGGGCGAGATCATATAAGCCCGAACCTATGGGGAAACGTGTGGGCGCACCACGCCAAGCAACTTCTGTTGACACAGTCAGTCGTGACAGACGACTGTCGATTTCAGAACGAGGCCGAGCGGGTGCAGTCAATGGGCGGGATGGTGGTGCGAGTGATACCGCCGGACAGCCACTCGACAGGAACCGCCGCAAGACATAGCTCTGAGCAATACGACTTCGACGTAGACATGACTATCTATAATCCCGGTGATAATTCACTGCACAAAGCTTTGGATTATTTTTTAACGCAAGGGATTATGAAGTAGCTAACCGAGCCAGAGCCACACCCCTGTAAACATACCCGCGACTAAGACAAGGAACAGGACGACAGCACATGTCATCTCTATTTTGTGTTGCAATTCTTCTCGCCGTAGTTTTTCTTCTAATATTCTTTTCTTCTTGATCTCGCCCCTCACTTTGAGCAAAGCGTCCCACGCATAGAAACCGCGACTAGCGATCACAGCTTTTTTTAGTTCGATCTCTAAGTCGTTGCACTTTTGTTGAGCCGCGTAAGTTTCGAGAGCTTCCTCGTTGACCGACTTGCCAGACCGCTTCCGCTTTTTTTTGTGACCGTCCCTGACTTCGTCGATGGCTCCCCACATCTTACCGATGTCGCCCATCATTGAGTGGGCATCCTTGCCCAGCTTCACACCAGACTTAATCGCAGCGAACGCTGCGACTGCGACTGATATAGGTTCCACGACTTAGCCTTTGTCAGTCTCCTATCAACCAGTCTTCAACGTCGAAGCAGGGGCAAGCCTTGTTCGACCATTCATTGTGCCCAGAAATTTTTGAAATTTTTGGGTGCGCTTCTTTTAAGTCTGCAATTAAATCGCGCAACGCAATGTCTTGCTCATAGGTGTAGTTCTCTAGGAACTCGTCGTCGGCCTGACCGCCACGACCGCCGAGCAATGTGATCCCAATGGAGTTTTTATTTCTGCCACGACAGTGCGCTCCGCTTCGTTCGACGGGTCTGGCCGAACCAACCTCGCCCTTACGATTTACGGCAAAATGGTAACCGCATGTTGACCACCCGTTATCCTCGACGTGCCAGCGGGTTAGCTCTTTGACTGCGTCCTCGACTGGCCTGTCTTCGTACCAGTTCTTACGTGTTGCGGTGCAGTGAATGATGATTTCGTCGATGTGTCTCATCGGCTTGCTCCTTGATGAGTTTTTTTTGTCGCTCGATTTCATCGCGCTGTGTTTCAAGCTCGACAAATTGCCTGTCAATTTCTGTAAGTTGCGGGAAAGCCACGACATTATCGGTCACTTCCCTTTACCAAAGTAGCTAGTTGCGCCACGTATTCCGAACGACGCAGCGACGCAGCACCCCCATGTGTAGATGAACCAATCGGGAGCACGACTAAGAGCCTCGAAACCATCGAAGACTATGGCCTGTCCTCGTGGCCCGCAGAAACAAAGGATCATGGGGATCGACATCAAGCCTAAAATATACTCGTCTTTAAAACTGTGCTTCGATCCTTCAGCCATGATCTTTTCCCAGTTGGCCTCGCTCTGGGCTTGGGACATAAGTATCTGCGACTTGGCCTCTGCCTGCGTCACCCGCATCTTAGTCTCGGCTGCTTTAGTCTCGACTTTGCCTTGCAACCAAGTGCCTGCGAGGTTTGCCAGTGGGCCTATGAGTGCTTGTATCATTTTTCATGCGAAAGCCAGACGGCTATCGTCCCTGTCATTGCGCCAGAACATACTGAAATCATTGCGCTTTGTTGCGTGGATAAGTCTTCGAGGCTCATGCCCCATTCTAAAACTCGGCAATACATTACGGCCATCACAGCCATTAATATGCGAGGCAATAGCTTCCACGCTAAGATGCGTTCCATTGCTAAAGTCACTTTTCAAATCCTTCCTTCAATCCATCCATGATTTCTTTCACAGTCGGTCGACGTTTGGCGTTCGGAGCGTACCGACACTGGAACTGCTTGGGACATTCTGTGTAGCTGACTGACGGGTAGTGATATGCCGTCGTACGGTTCGGCCCCAGATATATGCACACCATCTCGCCCGCAATTTTTGCGCGTCGTGCTAACTGGCACGTCACGTATTCTGGGTTGGCTAACCCAGCGACTAAGGCGGTTGAAAGAAGCCACATCAGCCAAAGCCACCCCCACCAAATCCGGTGCTGTTAAACTTACTGCTGCCAAATCCTTTGCTAGAGCCACTACCTTTCTTTCGTCCGGGTTTCTTAGCCTCGCCGCCGACTGCGTCGACGAAGGCTTCACGACCAGCAGGCCCACCATAGATACGTCCCGCAACGGGGATGCGCCCGTACACGTCACGTAAGGCTGTCCTAATCTTAGAGTTACTGTCTTCCCCACTGACCGCGTTGCTTACGGCTTGGCCTGTGCCTGCTGCCACGTTAAAGGCCAGTTCGGCTGTGCCTACCTGTGGCCCAAAGATGCCAGACATGGTGCGTACAAAGCCGTACTTGCCGTTGTCTAGCTGCGCCGACGTGTTGTATAGTAGCTCTCCGATCAGGCCCAAGCCACCAACCGCAAGCAGACCATCTATGTACCATCCGAGTGCAGCGTCTAGGTCATCGCCTTCTTTGACGCCCAGCACTTTAGCCAGACCCGCTTTGCTTTCTGTAAGAGAACGCTTGCGTGCTTCCGCTGAACGCTCATCTTCACCGCCACGCATCTGCACGTAGTCTTTCACACCTACGGCCACCATGCCTGCGCCTACGCCCGCTGTGAGCATGTAGAAAGCAGGGGCAGTGTTGCCCTGTTTAAACTCATCCATGATGTAACCTTGCAGCTTCATCATCAGCATAGGGAACGACTTGAGTTGGAACATCATACCGCCCCAAGGCGTCTGGCCCCACATCGGCAAGTCGTTTGGATTAGGTGTAAATATACTCTCGTTTGTAAATCGTATCATTGCCATCTGGACTTGCTGTTGGATAGCCTCGTCTTTTGGCAAAGTGTCAATCCTGAACGACCCCTCGCCTAGAAAGTCGTGGGTCGCGTTCTCACCAGTCAAACCATAGCGTTCGAGATACCTGACCGCAGTCTGATAACTCTTCGTATCAGTTTTGCCT